TTCTGCGAATAAGAGGTACCCACGCCGGCCGACATCTGAATGAATTTTACTTTCCCGTCCTTGATGTCCTTCAGCAGGTCTTTGGCATGGATCAGATTGCTGTCCAGAAGGTTAAATACCAGCCCTGTCGAGCGGCCGCGCAGGCCCTTGATCTTGTTTTTCCAGAGCTTCGTACCCGGGGCCACTCCGGCGAGCAGCTGCTCCCGTTTCTCCTGTGTCAGTGACGGGTTGTCGTCGAATGTAAAATACCAGTGCACCCACCCGGATTTTGGCGGCTGATCCAGTTGCTTCAGCAGTTCCTTCGGGGTGCCGGATTCCCACCGCGGCAACGGCCGACAACGATTGATATATTCCTTATAGATCGGCAGGCCCGGATCATCCGGGTTCAGTGTCATCATCATGTAGTCGTAGCGGATACTAACCTCGCGCACGAAATCCATATCCGCAATGTTGGCTTCATCAATGTACACACAGCCGTATTGACCGCCCAGAGCCTTTTTCCAACGGGCTTTGTTGTCATAGCCGAGGACGTAAATAATCTTGTCCCCGCCTGGTGCTTTGTACCTCAGATGCGGCATGGTGACGCCGCGACCGCCGCCCGGGTAGTATGAAAGCAGGCTGCCGAATATATCCAGCAGCCCACAATCCTTTGTTATTACGTTTTTTTCCAGCGTCCCGAGGTCGTTTCCGGCCATGATATGTGAACGCTGGCGGGATTCCGCAACACGGAACAGGAAC